TTTTAGAACACATGAAGAACTTGAGAGAACATGGGATACGGTTTTTGTAAGAAGCGTTAATCAAATTAAAAACCAAACCCTATTACCAGAACCCCCGCCGAGATCGATCGGCTACATGAACTGCAACTTCTGCCAGTTCAGAGACATATGTATTGAAGACCTGAAGGGTCGAGATACTGAAGATTTGAAAAACCAATTTCAAAGGAGACCAGATTATGCCGCCTAAGAAACTTAGCGAAGCTGACCTATTTGTTAATCTAGAGTTATACGGAAAGCCAGGGACAGGTAAGACATCTCTTGCTGGAACCTTGCAGAAACTAGCACACATGAAAGATGTGCTGTTCATTGATGTGGAAGGAGGGCTGCAATCAGTGTGTCACATTGATGGCATCCTTTACGAAACCATCGGCAAAGACTCGAATGGTAAACCCAACCACAAAACATGCGAAGACTTAGAGAGAATCTTCTGGTCTGTCGTGAACAAAGAGAAAGGCTATGAGACTGTTCGTACAGTTGTTCTTGACTCAGGGACTGAGTTTCAAACAGCTGACTTATCTGACATCGTACACACAGAAGTAAATAACCCTTCAAAGAAAAACAGGACATCTTTGGATGATCTTACTCAACGTGACTACGGTATTAATTCTCAAAGAATGAAGCGTATCTTTCGCATGTTTCGGGATGCGAATCTAAACTTTGTTGTTACGGCTTTGTCTAAAGAGGTTAGTAATGATGATGGGAAGATCGTAGAGATTGTTCCATACTTTACACCAAAGGCTGGCGAAGCCATCATGGGTTATGTTGATTACTGTTGGTACCTATACATTGATAAAACCGGTAGTCGTAAACTTTTAACCCAACCCAAAGGTGTTTTTCGAGCGAAGACCAGAGGGTTTGCATTTGCAGATAAGCTAGGGGGTCAGATTGAAAACCCTGACCTTAGTGAAATATTTAAAAAATCCGGGGCTGTTTCTAAAAAGAAATAGAGGAATGAGCACCAGAAAGGTGAGAGTGCTCAATCCTCTAAAAGGAAAACACTCTCCCATAATACTTAACTTAACTTTTTTTAACAAGGGAGATTCACATGAATCCAGAAGATATGGACCAAGATTTTGTTGTAGACCTGACTGAGCAGGAGCCTGCAAAGAAAACACAATCAAATGACCCTAGACGGTACTGCATACCAGATGGCGATTACGCTGTTAGTGTAGTTGATGTAAACAAAGAAACTTCTAAAGCAGGCAACCCTATGTTTGTTTGGGATATGGAAGTTGCAGACGGGGACCACCAAGGTCACTCGATGCGAGTCTTCACGGCTCTAACAGCTGCTGCTCTTTGGAAGCTCAGTGAAACCGTAGAGGCTCTTGGCCTTGGGGAGGCTGGGCAATCAGTCAAGTTCTCCAAGGAGAAGGCCCTTGGTCGCCGCTGTATGGCCTCTGTTGTAGCTGAAGAGTACAACGAGAAGTGGAACTCTAAGATTGATAGACTGGCACCTCACCCCGATGGGCCAGTATCAGATGACGTGCCATTCTGAGAAAGTCTAAATAACTAATACCGGGGGAATAGAATGATTGTCACTACTGAGAACTTTAATACAACTATTAACTGTTTAGCCAAAAGAGATCTGTTGTTTGTAGATCTAGAAACCACGGGGCTTGAACCGTTCCTTGGGGATAAGATCTGCGGCATTGCCGTTCTTGCTGGTGACCAATCATTTTATTTCCCCTTCAGGCATATCGTAGGGGGAAACCTCCCCCTCGATTACCTGGGTAAACTTGCACCTTACTTGTCAGATCCTTCTAAAACTTACGTAGGCCATAACTACAAATTTGACCTGAAGTTTCTGCACAAGGAGGGTGTACCCTTACCAGCCAAGATACTGGACACTTTAATAGCTGCCCACATGCTTGACGAAGATAGCAAAAACCTAAAGCTCAAAAACCTTGGTGCTAAGTTCTTTGGTAAAGAAGCAGCTGAAGCTGAATCAGTTCTTGATGATAAGCTTAATCTTTTCGGTTACGGTAAAGGGGATATGTATCGACTCCCTGCAACAGATGTTGCACCGTATGCCGAACAAGATGTAGTCCTCACCGCCAAACTTCTTAAGCGGTTTGAAGGTATGCTTAAACAAGAAAACACATACGAACTTTTTAAAGAGGTGTCTGAGTTTGAACTTCTAATAACTCAGATGGAACTATATGGAATTAAATTAGATGTTGATAAAGTTAAATCAAATCTAAGAGAAGCTACTAGCCAGATAAACAAAGTAGGGTTTAAGATTAGGGATATGAGAGGCTATGCTATCAACCCTGGATCTCCCATCCAAGTTCAGAAGTGGTTAGGTATTCCTGACTCAACCAGTCGAACTCTTGAAAGATTAAATAGAGACGAAGCTAGAGCTGTACTAGAGTACAGAGCTTGGTCCAAAGTTAAGAATACATACTACTCCCCATTCCTTAAGAGAATGGATAAGGAACACTGTATTCATCCCACCTTCCGCATGACTGGTACTGTCTCAGGCAGGCTGTCATGTTCCAAACCAAACCTTCACGCGGTTCCGCGTAAATCAGAAATCTACAAAGTTAAAGATTGTATAATAGCCAGGGAGGGATTCACCCTGGCAGAGATAGATTATAGCCAAGCTGAGATTCGAGTGGGTTCACACTACGCCCGTGAGAATAAGATGCTTGATATGATCAGAGCTGGTGTGGACATCCACACCGCAACAGCCAAAGAAGTTGGTATCGATCGCTTCATCGCGAAGACTCTTAACTTCAGCATCATCTATGGGATTGGAGCTACTGCTTTGGCAGAGAACCTAAACATCTCAGAGAAGGATGCACGTAAATACTTAGACAAGTATAATAAACAATTCCCTGGCTTCCGTAAGCTTCTCTACGATGCACAAAATGTGGCTAAGAACCGTGGCTACATTACAATGTATTCGGGGCGTAGGCGGCATTTTACGGGCTTTGAGCCTCCATATCATAAAGCTATTTCTTATTTGGTGCAGGGCTCTGCATCGGAAATGCTTCGCTCATCCATGTGCAGAATATGGAATGAGTTGGATAGAGACGTAGTTAGAATGGTTCTAACTGTACATGATTCAATACTCTTCGAGATCAAGAAGGGTTACGAGGATGAAGTCATCCCACAAATTCTCAGGGTTATGAATGACCAACCTTGGTGCTCCTCACCAATTAAGAGTGATGCCGATGTTGGGGAATCCTGGGGGACAATGAAACCATACTAATAATAATGTCCTGGAGGGGGAATGACGACGGAGAAGACTGACACGTCATACTGTCAAAATTGTATATGTATAACAAATAACTTATCACTTGAAACAATCCACGGTAGAGATTACTGGCTTTGCGAAAGCTGTAAAAACCCACTACCTAAAGAAGCTTACACATTAAGGCTTCTAAAGAGTTGGGGAGATACAGCATATGAAAAAAAGGGTACCAGGAATAGTTAGGGGGTCACATGAAATACACTGTTATGGAACAAGACTTAGAAATTATCGAAGATTTATTAACAGGCTTGGAAGATGATATTAAACACATAGCTCAAATAGCATCATCCTATAAGAGTCAGGAACTTATCGAAGATAAGAGAGTTGATAATCTAGGTATTATGAATGCCACTGAATTTTATAACTGTTACACACAGGTTATTAAAGATTTGAAATCTATTAAGAGGTCGCTTAAACCTCTTGAACGAAGACTATCCGCAGCGAAAGGAGAAAGTAAATCTATCTACACTATCTTCGATTGGTTTGTTCTCAAACCTTTGTGGGTTAAGTGTGGGTTACTTTAATTATGGGTAAGTATCAAAGAGAGAAAGGCGCTCGCTTTGAAAGGGAGATCGCAAATGTTCTTAAGCAGGTGTTTGGACCAAAGACAATTAGAAGTTCAGGCCAATGCTTTTCGGGTGACACCAGAGCAGATGTTGACTGTCCCAAGATATGGGTAGAGTGCAAGGTCGGTAAACGACCGAACATCAAAGCCGCA